ACTGCCCGCATCCACATCGGCAAAACTGATGCCGGTCAGGGCGGTGAAGACATCTTCGGTGACGTTGATGGACGACGGCGCCGTGACAACGGGCGCGTCGTTGACCGCCGCGACCTGCAAGGTCACGGTGTCGCTATCGCTCTGTGCACCGCCGCTGCCCGAATTGCCTCCATCATTGATGCCGGCCGTGAGCGTCACGTCACTTGTGACGTTGGAGGCAGTCGTAAATGTAACGTTGCTGGCGCCGATGAAGGCATTGATGTTGGCGATGGTGCCGGTCAGGGTCATCGCACTGTTGGTCCCCCCTACAGTCACGCTGCCGCCACTGGTCGCGGCCAACGTGCCGCTCGCCACTGAGAGGGTTGCCGTCACGCTGCTACCGCCCGCATCCGCATCGCTGAAGCTGATGCCCGTGACCGAACTCGCCACGTCCTCGGTGACCGAGATACTGGACGGCACGCTGACGACGGGGGCGTCGTTCACCGCCGTCACGGACAGCGTCAAATCTTGAGCATAGAATTCATTGCCGCCGCTGCCGGTTTTGCCGTTATCGTCGATGCGTACAGTAAGCAGCACGTCCGACGTCGAATTGAGAGCGGTCTGGAATTGTAGCTCCGAATCCGCGATAAAGCCGTTGATGTCGGCAATGCTACCGAGCAGGGTCAGGGTGCCGGTTCCGGAGCCGGTCACCGTTACTCCCGGCCTATCGGTGCCAGTCAGCGTACCCGACACAACAGTGAAGCGCGCGGTCACCGCGCCACCGCCCGCATCCACATCGGCAAAACTGATGCCGGTCAGGGCGGTGAGGACATCTTCGGTTACGTTGATGGACGACGGCGCCGTGACAACGGGCGCGTCGTTGACCGGCGTGACGTCGAGCGTAATTGTCCCGTCGGCAGGTCCTGTGTTGGCAGCATCGCGTATCCGCGTTGCGATCGTCACGTCCTGATCCCAGTTCGCCGAAGGCGTAAACGCGACGGCAGCCAGAGCAGCATTTACATCGGCAACGGAACCGGTAACTGCCCAGGTACCGGTACCGGCATTGTAGGTTGAGGTGGCCGAGCCAAAGGTGCCGGTGCGGAGCGAGCCCGCCGCGGGATTGGAGAGAGTAAGGATGGCTGTTATTGTGTCGCCAGCATCCACGTCCGACACGACGATATCATTCAGCGCGACACTGCTGCCCGGATCTTCGGTATAGGTCACTGTTTGGGTGAGGTTAGTCGCGGTCGGCGCGTCGTTGACGCTGACAACGTTCATAGTGACGGTCTGGGCGGTGCTGCCGCCGTCGCCGTCGTTGACGCTGATCTGGACCTCCCGGATGAGGGTCGACGGATCCAGCGTGTTGGTGTTGGCGTAGATGAGTTTGCGCAGGATCGCCTGCACCACGTTCGGGGTCGCCTGGTCGTTCAGGCTGATCACCAAATCGTTCGTCCCGGTACCGCCGGTCATGTCGCCGACCTTGTCGGCGCCGTAAAACACTGAGGAACCGCTCACGCCGACCTGGCCCGCCCCGCTCCCTTCATTTCGAACGGACAGCACGTCCTCGCCGGGAGTCCCGTCTGCTGTGATCTTGACGACGATGCTGCCGCCGTCGAAATCGGGCGAATCGCTGTCCACGACCGTTGCATCGCCGCCGGCGTCCAGCAGGACGGCGGTGCCGCCCTCGATGAAGGAAGCACCGTCGCCGCCGAGGTTGCCGATGACCGGGGCGACATTCTGCACGGCGTTGGCAACCGTGATATCGTCGATGAAGAAGGAGATGTCGGAGGCGCCGTCTTGTTGGACGATGCGAAACTCGTCGATGTTCTTCCACTCATCTCCCGATGTCGAGATGATCGAGGCACTCGATGTCACCTCAAAATTTTGAGAGGCCACCGCAATGCCGTCGCGATAACCCACAAGCTGTGCATTCGGAGCCATGCCGCCGCTGACGATTGCGAAGCTCTCAAGCCAAAATTCCTCGCCCGTTGTGGCCGAGAACTGCGCCTGCGCCGCGACACCAAGCCAACCATTGACCGAAAGCGCATTGTCTCCGGGGCCGACAAGGACTGTGTCACCAGCGTTACCGGTCACATCCAGATAGCTAGGCGTTCCCCCATCTCCGGGGGCATTATTCCCGTCCGCATCAAGAAGATTTATCGTCCAGCCATTGACGATGCGCGGACTATCGCCAAAGCTGCGGGTGTCGTCGGGATCGCCGTCTCCTGACAAGGGAATGCCGTCGAACGTTTCGGTAATTGGCGCAGCCATGGTCATCCCCCCAGATATGTCGGAGGAAGCCGATCCAGCCTTCCATAGCAGCAGCTACCGGGTAACTTGCTCCGCATTTTCGCAAAGCTCGCCGGCCGGCCGCAGGGATAAGCGCTTATCGGAATCCCCCGATCCCATCGCCAAGGTTTGCACGATCACGCGCGCGAGTCGATGGGCCAGACCGAAGCCTTACCCAGAATTGCAAAAACTGGCGCGCATTTCGGGCGATCCAGGAGCCAGGTTCTTTGAAGGGATGGTGGGCGTGACAGGGATTGAACCTGTGACCCCTGCAATGTCAATGCAGGCGATTCCTTGATTTTATTGGGAAATCGCATCGCATAAAGCCAGAACATCGCGGAAACATCGCTACGTTTCTGTGCGGTTTCTGTGCGGAAGGGGAGGGCTGCTGATGGCCCGCTCCGAAACCTTTTCCGACGAGGAGCTCGCCCTCCTGACGAAGGCAGAGCGCGACGGCCTGCTCGGCGTGACCGATGATGCCGCCGGCGAGCCGCTGACGGAGCGCCAGCGCCATCTGGCCTGGTGCAAGGAACGGGCGCTGGAATACCTCGATCGAGACGACTGCAGGAACGCCGTCGCCTCGTTCCTGTCCGACGTGCAGAAGCACCCGTCCACGGCCGGCCTCGCCGGCGGCGGGCTTGCAATCATCGGCATGAGGGAGGCCTGCAGCGGCGACGTCCAAGCAGTCGAGCGCTGGATCGAGGGCTTCAACTGATGCCCCGCCGGAAGCCATTCACCAACGTGCAATTCGCCCGCTATGCGGCGTCGATTGCCAGCAGGTCTGCGAGCTGGGCGCGCGACATCCTCGACGACACCGAAGGGAGCCCGCGACCGGAAGCAGTCGAGCGTTTCTGCCAGGAGATCGCGGGTGTGCTCGACAGAATTTCCGAAGTGTCAACCGGGGTCGAAGGGCAATGAGCATCCGGCCCCAGCCCGACCTGTTCGACGACATGGAGATGTCGGCCATCATCAGCGACTGCGGCCTCTACCGCACCGAGCTGCGCCGCGTCTGGAACAGCGATCTGCCGCTCCTCGTCGTCTGCATGCTCAATCCCTCGACTGCGGACCATCGCAAGAACGATCCGACCATCCTCGCGCTGATCCATTTCGGCAAGCTGTGGGGCTACGGCGGCCTGCTCGTCATTAACCTATTCGCGTTCCGTTCGCCGTCGCCGGCGGACATGATGGCGGTGTCCGAGCCGTTCGGCCCCTGCAACGCTCGAGCGATCGCCGACGCCATGGAGTACGCTCGAGACAATGGCGGCCGCCTGCTTGCGGCGTGGGGCAACCACGGCGACCATCACGACCGAGCCGAATGGTTCTGCAATCGCGCCCTGCAGGTCTACAGGCTTACGCTCATCTGCCTCGGCACCACCAAGGGCTGGAAGCCGAAGCACCCCATGGCGCGCGGCAAGCACCGGATACCTCGCGATCAACAGCCGATCGTCTGGAGGGCTCCGGTTTGACCGAAAGCCCCTTCCAAGCCCCCATCGGCAAGTATCGCGTGGTCAAGTGGCTCCGGCCCTTCGTGGCGGAGAAGGTCGAGGACTTCGCCGCGCTGCCCGACGCGGTGGACGAGGCCGATCGGCTGGCGCTCGAAGGCGAGACCACCGGCGTTTTCACGTCCACCCAGCGCCGGATCTACACCGGCGGCAACGGCGGCGAGATCGCGCCGGCCAAGGTGTTCCCGAGTTCGATTACCAGGCTCGCACGTGTCCGCGACGGCGAGCGTCCCAAATCAACCGGCGGCTTCAAAAGGAGAAGATGATGACGGAGCAAAGTCCTGCGGAGGCAGGCGACGACGCCTTCGAGTGGGCGATCGTCGAAATCATGGGCCACCGCAAGCTCTACGGCCGCGTCCGCGAGGAGGAGAAGTTCGGGGCCAAGATGCTGCGCATCGACGTGCCGAAGCCAACGGTACCGCGGACGCTCTTCGATGCCGCCGAGGGCAAGCCCGAGGAACCGTCGCTGACCTGGGTGACGCAATGGTATGGCGGCCCGTCGATCTTCTCCCTGACGCTCACCGACGAATCCACCGTGCTTCGGGCGAACCAGCCTTACGCGCCGGCGCAGCGCTACATCGCGCCGCCGGACCGGTACGACGACGGCGAAGAAGAAGAGCCGGTGTTCTGATGGTCGCTAACAACGGTCTGACGGAACCGCAGCGGGCGTTCTTGGCGCGATTTATTCCGCGCGGGTGGCTTCATGGTGTGCGCGAAGATCCCGACGAGCAACGAGCCGTTGATGTCGCTGTCCGCAAGAAATGGCTACGCCGGGAACTCCGAGAAGTCCATTTCACGCCGGCCGGGCGCATCGCCCTTGCCGATGGGGAGCCCAAGCCCGAGCCTGACGACGTGGCCTGCGACTGGTCCAACGTCGCGATTCCGCCCGACCGCGCCAAACGGGCGGTATCGCTCCGCCTCGATGCCGACGTGCTGGCCTTCTTCAAGGACGCCGGCGCCCGAGGCTACCAGACCCGCATCAACGCGGTGCTGCGCCACTTCATGCAGGAAAAGCAGCGCCAGGAGGGCTCCAATGGCTGAAAACACCGCGATCTCCTGGGCGAAGCACACCTTCAACCCGTGGATGGGCTGCACGAAAGTCTCGCCGGCCTGCGACGGCTGCTACGCCGAGGCGCTGATGGATCTCCGCTACGGCAAGGTCCAGTGGGGACCGCACGGCGAGCGGGTCCGCACCAGCGTCCAGAACTGGAACAAGGTACGCCGCTGGCAGCGCCAGGCGGCGGCCGCCGGCGAGAAGTGGTTCATCTTCTGCGCCTCGCTCGCCGACATCTTCGACAACCAGGTGCCGCCGGAGTGGCGCAAGGATCTGTTCGACCTGGCGCGCGAGTGCCCGAACCTGATCTTCCTGTTTCTGTCGAAGCGGCCGCAAAACATGGTGAAGATGAGCGAGGCCGCCGGCGGCCTACCGTCCAACTGTGCGCTCGGCACTACCTGCGAGGACCAGAAGCGCTGGGACATCAACATCCCGGCGCTGTCGGTCGCGAAGTACATGCTGCGGCCGACGTTCGCGTTCGTTTCCGGGGAGCCGCTGCTCGGCCCGATGTGGGTGCGCAGGGCACCAATCACGCCAGCGCTGCGGGCCTTATTCCCGGCGATGAAGTCCGACGAGTTCTATGATCCGCTGCACCCTCGCCAGTTCGAGGCTATCCGGATCGATTGGATCATCACCGGCGGGGAAACAGACCAGGGCGGCCACAAGGCCCGTCCATGGCATCCGAGGTGGGTCCGAGATATCCGCGACAACTGCGCCGACGCCGAAGTGCCGTTCCACCACAAGCAGAACGGCGAGTGGCTACCGTCCTCCGATGTGCCCGAGCCATGGCGCTTCGAAGGGGCGACCGTACTGCCGGACGGGCGGGTCCGGGAATGGCATCCGGCCTATCCCGGGGAGCGGCTAGTCCACCCGGAGATGCGGCCAATGTCCCGCGTCGGCAAGAAACGCTCCGGCCGCCTCATCGACGGCATCGAACACAACTCATTTCCAAAGGTGACGATATGACTGACCATGCCGAGGCACTGAAGCCGTTCGCTCGCTTCATCGAACACCACGACGGGCCGAACGGGATGCAAAGCGCCACACGCGAGGCAATGAATGCCGATAGCTATGTCATACTAAAACTCTCGCCTGGCTATCCACCCATCACGCTTGGTGACTTCCGTCGCGCCCGGGACGCCATCGCCGGCCTTAGCGCACCGGAGAAACCATTCGCCTACATGACGCTTGCCGGATTTGAGAGATTTCTCCGGGGGAGTGATGCCGAAACTCACGTCCTCATGCGCGGCCCAGGAAACCCAAATCACGACCCTCTGCGCGTCGCCCTCTACGCCACCCCACCAGCGCCACAGCCTGCACTGATCGAGGAGAGGACGGAGATCGCATCACAGCTCATCGCAAAGGCGATTGCGGAGGAAGCCCAACTTGAAGCTCTCCGCGCCAAAGTCGAAACGCTGACGGCAGCGCTAGAAGAAATCCGCGACATGCCGCTCACCAACCCGGTGGCGGTTTACGAAATCGCCCGCACCGCCCTCGCAGAGCAAGGGGAAGCGCCCCAGCGCTACCGCATCGAGCATGACGGCTTCGTTGGCACGAAAATAGGCGAGTATCAGCGGCTCGACGGCAAGCGCGGCGTGGTGCTCCAGCAGGACGGCACGAACATCGTGCATGTGTACGGGATCAAGTGGCTGATCCCGGTCGAGGGGGAAGCGCCACAGCCTATCGGCGACACATGCCTGGAGGGGAGGGGCCGAGCTCCCGCCGATTACTATGTGATCTTGAAGGAGTTCGCTAATGAGCTTGGAGGCGAAATACCGAACGCTTCCTTGCCACGCTTGGCCCGCCTGCTTGCCGCCCGCCCCAAATCCGGGAGCGACCAATGAGCGCCAACTTCACACGATCTGAAAAACATACATGGCCTCATTCGGGGACTTGGCGCCCAGCCATCCGCGATGGCTTCGCGACAGCCAACATTTGCTGCCCGAAGTGCAAGCAAATCGGCTCGCTTGAGCCTGCCGACCACCAAATCGCCGAGGATGGCAGCGTTTCTCCTTCCGTGGTCTGCGACTGCGGGTTCCACGAACATATCCGTCTAATCGGTTGGACTGTAGGAGACAAAAAATGAAAATGCTCGCCCAAGACCAAGCCTGCACCGATTGCGGCGGAACTGGCGAAACCTACCAGACTGAAAAGCGGTGCGCCTGCCAGCCATATGGCAGCGACATAGCCACCGCGTCTGACGATGCGGCTAGTGCAATTAAGGCTGCTTATTTTGAGGGCTTTGTCGCGGCCTCAGGCGGCTACGCCGGAGAACATACTGCCACCCAGTACGCCGAAAAGAATTGGCCGTATTCTCAGGCCGAAGCCGATGCTGCCACCTATGCCGGTCTTCCTTCTGACCGGGTAGCCGACATGGTGGACGAATTGCGGGCGGGTGTCGCCGTTTGCGGCGAAACATCAAGCGGGGCCGAACTCTACGACATCGACGCCGCAGAGACGACAATGGCGAAAGCCGCCGAAGCCCTTCGCGAGAAACAGGCGGAACTGGATACGTGGCGCGATCATTGCCGTGATTGGGTAGCCCGCACCGAAAAGGCCGAGTCCTACCTTCGCGCCGTAGAGGCGGAACGGGACGAAGCTGTCAACTGGTCCGGAATTGTCGATCGGCATGGCACCGACCAGTTTGATGATCTCGCGGAGGCGTGGCTAGAACTCGACGCCATCAAGCGCGTCACCAACGCCGTCACCTCCACATTCTCGAAATGGGCCGACGATGCGCTCATGGATCGCTTTCGAAAGCATCAGTTGAGCATGTTCCACATGGCTTTCGTTGAAGGCTGTCTTGCCGGCGTTAAAGCCGCAGAGGCTCGCGAAAAGCAGGCGCTGGCCGCGCTGGCGCCGTTTGCGGACGCGGCAAAGGATTTCGATGGAGAGCCGGATAGTTTCGAACTGTACGACCACGGCTTCCTTACCGTGGGCGATTTGCGACGCGCCCGCGCCCTCACCAATGAGGAGGGCAGCAATGAACCACAAGCAGATTGAACTTGGCGAGCGCAATCGAGCCGCAGTGCGGGCCTTGCTTGCGAGCCGTCTTGGCATTTCCCGGACAGAGATTGCCGAGCGCCTCGAGCTTAGCGCGATGGCCGTAACTCGCCACGTCGCCGCAATCCGGGCCGAATGGGGGGCCGCCACTCTACCCACTAGGCGCGGCAAAGGAGAGGATCGTGACTGACAGATCATCCTCGCCAGAGGTTCGCAACCCCGTGCTCTCGCTTCCGGCCACCGCTCGTCTACTGGCGTTGCCCCCGGAGACGCGAGCGATTGTCGCCGCCGTGATGCGAGACCTTTCAGTCGACGCGAGGCAGCGGGCCCAAGAAAGTTGGCGGCGCAACAAGGGACCGATGGCGGTCTACTGGAAGGCCGTTGGCGCGTACGCAGGGCATCTCTATCGGGCGGTGCGACCATGACCGGCTCTCTCCCTGATAGGTTGGAAGCGGCCCGGGCCGAAGTTTCCCGCCTCGAGCGCGAGGCAGCGGCGGCAACATGCGCCGAGATCGGCCATAGTTGGAAATCCATCGGCGGCTGTAATGCGGCCTGTGAGAACATCGACTGCGGCTGCTCGGTCCCCGTCCACGAATGCGAGGTGTGCGGCGACTGCGATTATGGACAGAACGCCGAGGCGGATGAGGTCAAGCGGACCTGCACTGAACAGATGATGCTCGACGAGCCCGACTATGAGAATCGGGCCTGCGACGTTTGCGGCGCAAAGACCGACGACGAGGCTGGGAAGCTCTGCAAGTCGTACCAGCTCCCCAGCGGAGACTATGCGTGCAACGGCAGCCCCGAGGACGAAAGCTATCCTGACGGGCGGCTCCGGTTCCTATCCGAGGTTGGCATCGCGGGTATCAATGCCTGGGTCGACGAGATGGTGGCGGCCCACGAAAAGACCGCCACCGACAGCCCAACGGAGACGGAATGATGCAGGACATTCTGATGCGCTACTCGCGCCAGGAGCGCAGGCAGATCCTCAAAGACGAGCAGAGGGCGCGATCGACCGGCAAATGGGGGCCGTGGGAGGTTGTTCCCGTCACCCCCGATATGATGGGCGGCCGCGGCTGGACGCGCGAAATCACGCGCGCCCACCGCAACGGGGTATTCTGCGTGCTTGAGAGGCAGCTGCCGTCAGGCGTGGTGCATCTAGCGGTGACAAGCGCGTCGCAACAGCGTCCCACCTGGTGGGAAATGCAGCGGATCAAGAACGAGCTCGGCTCGGAAACGGCTACGGCCGTCGAGGTCTATCCGCCGCAGTCCGAAGTGGTCGACGGGGCCGATATGTTTCATATCTGGCTGCTCCCCAAACCACTGTCGTTCTCGCTCTACTGGAAGCCGCGTGACTGACCGAATCCGCTGCATCAATCCGCGCTGCCGGCGGACCTTCGCCGCCGGCAAGCACTCTGGCGAGATCATTTGCGGGAAGTGCTTCCGGATCCTGCCGGAAGCCACCCGAAAGGAACATCGCGGCTACTGGCGCGAAATTCGCAAATGGGACCGTCGCATTACGCGGACCGGCGATGAGATCAAGGTTCGCAGGATGCGGGCGGTCCGCGACACCCTGTCTGTGCGCCTCAATTTGCATTGGGACACCTACATCAAGGCGCTTTTCCTCGCGCCGGACAAGCCGGAAGGTCTCGACGCGTTCCTCGAGGAACTCGGCATGTGAAAAGGCCCGCGTCGCGGCGGGCCTTTTTTCCTTTCTATGCCGGGGAGCCGCCCGGCGCGGATTAGTCGATTTTGGTGAAGTCGAGGTAGAACTTGTCGCCCACCGCGAACTTGCCGATCAGTGCCGGATTGGCGACCGTGAGCGACAGCTCGCCACACGGCGAGTACCGCGCGTAGCTGTTGTCTTCGTCGCTGCCATCGGACGGGTACGGGCCATCCTTCGCCACGGCGTGAAACTTGAGGGTTTCCTGCGTCGGCGCGCCTTCCGGCGCCGGCGGGTACGGCGTGACTGAACTAATTCGCATCTTGGCGCGCATCGAGGCCATCGGGGTTTCTCCTTTGATTGCCCGGTGCCGCCGGGCGCGGTTCCTAGAACTTGATCAGTGCGCCCAACGCCAGCGCGAAGCCGGTATAAGCGAGCCCCACCGAAACCAGACCGGATCGGCGGCCGCCCGTCTGCCCGACGAACTGCGAGGCGCAGGCGAAGAACGCCGACCCGGTGGCGAGGTAGCGGGCCGTGTCGCCGCCGAAGGCGATCATTGCCACCAAGCCGATGCAGCCGAACAGGCAAGAGCAGAGCGCCATGACGGCGGCTTTGTTGGTGTCCATGGTTTCCTCCTAATCGGCCGAATCGAGCGGCTTGAAGCGTCTGACGATGACTTCGAACAGGATGTCGGCGATCCACATGGCGATGACACCGATCAGGAACGCCGTCGCGTGCTCCGTCGCCAGCGTGGCACTGTCGGGCGGCAGCGGCCAGCCCACGGCGCGCAGGTAGTGGATTGTCGGCTCAGTGAGATAGGCGGCGGCCAGCGCCCCGCAGACCGGCGAGGCGAGCATTTCGCGCACCTTGAAGCGCCGGCGTGACAGCGCGCGCAGGATGCCGCCGGCGGTGCCGGCGGCAAGCACGGAAGGGTTGATGCCCATGCTGACAAGGATTTCGTGGAGCGTCATCAGAACATCCTTGCAGGTACGTAGATCATTCCCCACACCGATAGCCCGTGTAGCGCCCGCGATGCTGCGCCACCTGGACGGCGAATGGCCGATCGTTCGCCACCAGGTAGGCATTGGTGGTGGGGCTCGGTGTTTGCTTCACCAGAACGTCGCATGGGTCAGTCAGCCCCTTTGTCGCTTGGCAGGCCGCACCCGCCAAGAAGGGCACACAGAGAATGGTCATCAGCGCTGAAAACCTCATCGTCCACCTTCTTCCCGTCCTTGAGGATCGTGATGCGATCGTCCTTGAGCTTGTCGCTGACGACAGCCCGGCCATCGGCGCGGCCTTTCAGGTAGGCGCCGCCCAGCGCGCCGCCGGCGACGAGCATCGCGATCGCGATCAGCCAGGGCAGGGGAATCAGCCGGGCCAGCACGTCAGAAGCTCCGCCAGAGGATGACGAGGCCCAGCGTGTCGAACGCGAGCGCCAGCACGGCAACAACCGCAACCCGGGGATCCGGCCAACCGGAAGCCAGGGTGGCGAAGGCGATCAGCAGCAGCATCGGCCACGCGACAGCGAGCGCGATGAAGCCGAATATGCGAGCCCAAAGCCGGGGATCGTTGCCGCCGCCGCCCATCAGAGCACCAGGCTTGCCAGCCGCACGGCGAGCTCGACGATGCTGCCGGCGTCCTCGAGGGTGAACGCGCCGACGACAAGGCCGCCGATCGCCACGAAGCCCAGCGCGAGCGCCCAGGCACTCTTGCGTTTCCACACAGGGGTTGTCTCGTTCATGCCGGTACGTCCCCCTCGTCCGTCTGCCGGCTTTTCCACCAGCCATAGAGCGCATAGGCGGCGAGGCCGATGCCCAGCGCCGCGGATCCTGCCATCAGGCCGTTGGCGAGCGTCTGCGACGTCTCCGCCTCGATGCCAGTCAGGTAACTTGCGGTTTCGGCGATCTGGTCGCGCACGGCCACGACGAGCACCAGCAGGCCGCCGCCCTTGGTGGCGTCCTTCACCTGGTCGACTTCGCTTACCGGAACTTCGCCGGGCTGCTCCTCGGCCGACTGACGCCATTCGCCCAGCGCGCGCATGGTTTCGGGGCCGGCGACGCCATCGGCGGTCAGCCCAGCGCCCGACTGGAACATCATCACCGCCTGCTTGGTGGCGGCGCCGAAATCGCCGTCGACCTTGACGGAGTAGCCGGCACGCACCAGCAGCGTCTGCAGCTCGCGGGCCCCTTTGCGCCCCTCGAGCCCATCCGGAGCATGCCCGTGGCGGCCGAGACGGGAGCTTCCCCGCCGGCGTAGCGCGCATAGGCCTGCGCCATCTTCGTGTGGTAGGCGTTCTGGCGGAAGTTCTTGCCGTTGTAGCCGCGGGCGAAAGCGGTGAAGTCGAGGCGCTGCAGCTCGTCGGCCAGGCCGAACTTCTCGATGTAGCGCGCCATCACCTCGATTTGGCCCAGCGCGCCCGATTTGGCGTCGTTCACGAGTTCGGAGACGGTGCCATAGCCGAGACGCTTCCAATGCGCGCCCATGACTTGTCCCAGCCCCCAGGAGCAGCTTTCCAGCGCCGCCTGGGCGTTGATGAGGATGGCACGGGCGAGGAGCTTGTAGCGCGCCGCCTGGCTGCGCGGGTTCTTCACGGCGCCGGCCTTCGGCGAGGACAGCCCCTGCGCGCGGGCGGTCTTGCGCTGCTCGGGCGTCAGGCGCTCATCGAAATAGTGCCCCTCGAACCGGATCAGCGGCATGTTCTTGCCGTCGACAACGGCGAACACCTGGCCGGCGCTCTCGATCTCGGCAACGGCCAGCAGCGCGGCCGGCGCGACGGCCAGGCGCAGGGCGATTCGGGCGACATGGGTTTTGGTGCTGCGATCGAACATGCTGGGCCTCCGGGGCTTCCAGCACGTCATGCGCGGGTGAGAACGCCTTGTTAGCAGAAAAGCCGGGCGAGCAAAAGCCCGCCCGACTGTCACCGATAGACCGGCGCCGGCAGGCGCTCGCGCAGATCCCGGCCGAGCTTCTTGTTCTGGATCAGCACGCCGTCCTCGCGCTTGCGGGCATTGGCCTCACGCATCTTGAGCGATCGCTGCAGCGTGTCGGGCTTGATCGCCATCGGCCGCGTCATGGGAGCCCGGTTGAACCGCTTGATCGCCTCGAGGGCGTCGGCGCGGCCGTCCTTGTCACCCATCTTCACCGCAAGGGCGAAATCGTTGATGAGCGACTGGCGCCGGCGCTGCAGGCGTTTCTCGGCCGTCTTGAGCGCGCTGTTGCGGTCGTAGGTTTCGGCCACCTTCGCCGGCGTGAAGCCCACCGCCTGCGCGATCGCATCCCAAGCGTCGATCGCGGAGGGGTCAAGCACCTGGTCGCCGCCCAGGCTGACGATGCCCTCGTTCATGTAGCGGTAGGACCGTAGCAGATCGCGGGCGAATTTTGGCGTCAGCGCCTCGGCGGCGCGGTCGGTCTTGCCCTCGGCAAGCAGGGACAGACCGAAATACATGTCACCCACCATGGCGACGGATGCGCCGAGCTGGCTCATCACCCAATACTGGAACTCGTCCTTGCCCTGCAGGTCCTGGTAGGGCGAGCGGAACCACAGATCCGGCATGCCTATGCGCCCCGTCAGATCGACGCCGAGATAATGCCCGGGCGCACCGTGCAGCACCACACCGCCCAGCTCGGGGCCGAGAATGTCGATGACGTTCTTTTTGAACGTCACCTCGAAGTCCATCGGATCATCCTCGTCGCCGAACAGCGAGCCAAGCACTGTCATGGCGAGATTGAAGCCTACAACCCCGGTGGTGCCGGCAAGCAGCGACATCATGCCGACGATGCCGGCGAGCTGATAGCGCGCTTCCTTGCGGGCCTGCGGCGTCTCGCCTTTGAACGACTGGTGAAGGTCGCGGCCGAGCCGGTAGAGCATGTTGATGTTGTGCGAGCGGAACACCAGCGCCACCTTGGCGAAGTCCGATTGCAGCAGGCGCGGCCTCGAGGCGTTGGAATAGTCAAAATGGACCTTCCACGTGAGATCGTGCGCCGTGTCGATCGCGGCCGTATCGTTCTGTCCGGAGGCCTTCGCCATGCGATAGGCGGCCAGCGCCGTCACCTCACGGTTCCAGACTTCGGCCTTGTGGAACAGGTAGGACATGATCGCCATGACCTTGGCGCGCACCGGCGAGTATTCCACGCCCGTCTCGCCGACGCCGGCGATATCGTGCGCCTGGGTGCGGTCGATCAGGCCGCTTTCGTAGAACGCATCCAGCGCCTTGCGCTCATCCGGGGCGAGGTTCGCCTTGGTGACGCTGCCGCGGCCGGCGACCGAATCCTTGGAGGCCTTCGCGATCGCGGCCGCCGCCTTGGCGAGCCCGCCGAAGCGAGCGCCGAGGATCGGAATGCCGAGCATCGGGGTTTGCGTCATGTTCACGGCCGCGGCCGCCGGCGTCGTGCCGAGATACCAGACAAACGCGGTCGACGTCATAACCTGCGCCACCTTGCCGCCAATCGGGTTCATCACCCACTGGTGGCGCTTGCGGAGCTCGTTGGAGAGCGTCATGCCGCGCGTCACATCGTCCGATTCCCTCGCCTGGTCGGCCACCTTGTTCGTGAGCTCCTGGAGCTCGAGGCCGTATTTCAGGCGGCCCATCTGGTGGGCGGAGTGGAACATATGCGACGAGAAGGTGCGCAGCGCGTCCTCATGGAAGCCGGCAGTGCCCTTGCGGTGGATGAAGCGCTTGCGCGTCGACAGGTCAGGCATCGTCTCGAGGTACCGCTGCCAGATCTGGTCCATCACGGAGGAATCGACGTTGGCGCCGCCGAGGATCTCCTCGATCTCGGCCACCATGCGCGGATCCATGGCGGAGCGGAGGTCGCCGCCGCTCTCGGTCACGCCGACTTCGACCTTGGCGAGGGGATAGGCGGCGCGCATATCGACCGCCAGGCGGTCGCGATCGGCCGCCCTTTCCTTCCTCGAGAACGAAATCACAGTGCCGTCGATGTCGCGGACCGTGACAAAGTAGCGGCCGAAGCGCCCCAGCGGGAAATACGGCTCTTCGACGCGGCTGTTCTCGAAGGCAATGCGCATCTTGGTGAGGCGCGCCTTCATCGACCACTTGGCCCGGGTCTGCTCGACCGAGAAGGCCTCGGAGGCTTCCCTTTCCGCGTCCTTGCGGGCTTCCTTCGACAGTTTCGCCGACGCGATGCGCTCGAGCTCCTTCTTGTAGCGCTCCTCGGCGCGCCTCGAGGCGATTTCCTGCGCCTTGCGCACGTTGTCGAGCAGGATCTTGTCCAGCTCGGCCGCCTGCGCCTTGTAGGCGTCACGCACATGCGCATAGAGCGCCTTGCCCGCCGGCGGCAGCGCCAGGTACTGGCCCCGCAGGACGGCATAGCCCGGCTTCTCGTCGTTCGCGGTGTTGGACGGATCCACGCCGGCCAGCGTCGATTCGTGCATGAGATCGGCGAGGGCAGCCGTCTTGTCCTTGCCCAGCCGGGCGTATTTCAGCCAGGCCTGCGCGATCTCGTCCATCTCCGAGTGCTTCTTGCCTCGGAAAGCGTCCATGAGGCGCTTGACCTTGAGATAGTCGGTTACGGCCGTCATGTTCGGCCGCGCAAGCTCGGGGAAGTAGTTGAGCGGTACCGCCCGCAGAGCCCACGGCTGCAAATCGGTCAGCTTGCCGCGCAACTCGGTGGTGATGCGTTCCGTGGTGAGCGGAGCGCGAGCGGCCGCCGGCGGCAGCGCACCGGCGAGCGAGAAGTCGAAACCTTCGTCGCTGCTCTCATACTCCTGCTGTCGGGTGAGCGCATTGCGGTCAAGCACCCTGACGCGACTTTCGTCATAGATGACGTAGTTGTAGGTGCCATCGGGGTCTTCCCGGTCTTTGCGGGAATCGCCGTCTAGGAACTTGTGGCCGGGAATGCCGGCCGCACGGAGGGCTTCTGAAATCTGCCTGTCCGAGAAGCCCGAACCGTCTTCATCGTATTGGCCGTCCTCAAGGCGGTGATAGAGTTGCATGAAGGTCAGTTCATCGACTGCCTCACCCATGTCGTTCATCGCTTTGAAGTTCAAACCCGGCTCAAGTTTCGACATCGCCTGGTTGAGCTTCTTCAGAAGCCCGCCAGGCTGTCTATTTAGCGGCTCGTCCCATCGCAGTAGCTCGTTGTCTTCGGGAACGTCGACCTTTACCAGTCGGCCCGAGAGCTTATCCTGATAATGCTCCGCCACTTCCCTCCTGCTCGCGAAGTACAGGCCCCAGCCGAAAGCCCGAGTGCCTTCGCCTTTTCCCGTGTGGTCGAGCGAAAATTCATCGAACTCGTGCGGCGTGCCATGGAACGCCACCTGGTAGCGGAAGCCCTTTGGCGATTTGCGGCCCTTGCGCGCAGCGGCGCGCCTGGTGGAGAGACCCTTCTCGAACGCGGCGATGCGCTCGTCTTCGGTCGGGAACTGGTACCTGGAGCGATCGCGCAGCGCCGCGACGGCAAGCGCATGCAACTGCGCAGGCGTGATATTGCCAAGCTGGCGGCGGAAACGGCGAAGCACCCAAGCCTTCACGGCGCCGACGAGATCGTCAACCCAGCGCTTGGCTGCGCCCGGCGCACGATCGTAGGCCTCAACGGCGTAGGCGCCGAACTCCTCGATGCGCTTCGCCCGCGACAATTCCCCATACGTTCCGCTTGCGACCGACGAGCCGGCAAAGGCCGCATCGAAGAACGCACGGCCCTGACCGGAGGACCGCTCGAACTGGCGGTAAAGCTTTTCCAGCCGGTCCATGAGGGTTTCCCACGTCTTGCCCTTGAAGAGCGCGTCGCGGCCGCTGTGGAACGCTTCGTGCATCAGGACCGACGAGGCGCGGCCGGCCGGGATCTTGTCGACGATGAGGAAGATTTTGCCGTGGCCGTTCGTAGCGCCCAGCGCCGGTACCCATGTCTGCTTGGCGAACTCTTTCGCGGTGGTGATTTCGAGCCAACCCCTGGCGAGCAGCTTGTCGACCAGGTTGGCGGCCGGCCCTGCCTTCAACTCGGCAATCAACGATTCGCGCGTCAGCGGGGCGGAGCCGCCGGCGGCCATGGTGAACCGAAGATCCTCATCGGCCGGCTTCCCGTCTGCCTTCTTGTCCTCTTTCTCGATGACAATCGGCGCGGTGAACGGATGCTCCTCGTAGAGCGTCATGCCCTGGCTGTCGCGAGCCTCCATGTAGGGGATGGCGACAGAGCCCTCGGCATCCTCGGCGAGGACGAAATAGCCGTCATCGGTCCAGCGGTGGCCGGCGACGGTGAACTCCTTGTCGTTCCAGCGCACCAGCGTCTCGGCCGGAGCTCCCGAGCGCAGCCAGAAGGGCGGCGCAACGGGGTTCGCCGCAATGTCCGTCTCGAGGTCGGCAAGCTGCTTTTCCACGCCGGCGAGTTGGTCGGCCATGTGGAAGGGTTCTTCGGCCGCCGAACGCATGCGCTCGAGCGTGGCGCGATCGCTGTCCACGCGCGTCTCGAGATCCGGAGCCATCTTGTTGCGCACGTCGCGCAGCGCGGCGTGCAGGCTAAGCAGGCTCGGGCCGTGGCTCTCTACGGTCTGGTTGCCGACTTTCAGGTAAAGGTCCGGAACCTCGCTGAACTGGCCCCAATGCGCGTGCAGGGCCTCGCCGGCATAGGTGCCGATCTGGCGATCCTGCCCGATGCGCATATCGGCCGCGAGCGACTTCTTGATGAAGGCGTCGGCCTCGGCGAACTTCTCGAACGGCTTGTCGAGGATGGTTGCGCGGAAGGAATCGCCGCGCTGCGCGTCGAGGATCTCGCCGGCCTTTTCGGGCGCGCCGCTCTGAACGAGCTCGGCGAGGCGCTTTTCCGTCTTGGGCAGGCTCTCCGAGATCTGGCGAACCTTGCGGGCGGCGTCGGCCATGGCATGGCCGTGCATGCGCTCGCGGCTTTGGAGCTGGTCGAGCTTCTTCTTGTACTTCTCGCGCAGCAGGATCCGGGGATCGCCGGCGGCGTCAGCGAAGGTCGACAGGATGTCGCTCTGCTCGTCGCTGGCAGCATCGCCTTCGATCACGCGGGTATCCCCGCTCGACTTCATGAAATCGGTGATGAAGCGCTGCTTGATCGCCAGGACCTGCCAGCGGCGGCCGTCGAGGCGATCGGTGAGGTAGCGGTGCTCGAGCACCGTGTTCCACTGGTTGCCCTGCCTGTGGCCGCGGCCGTTGCGCTGCTCGAGGTCGCCGGGCATCCACGGCGCGTCCATGTGGTGCATGGCGCGCAGATTCCGCTGCATGTTGACGCCGACGCCCAGCGAATCCGTCGAGCCGAACACGATGCGGATTGTGCCGGCGTTCATCGCCTCGGCAATTTCCTTGCGCTTGTCCTTGCTGGTGGCGCCGGTGACAGTCGCGATCTGCTCGCGCGGAATGCCCGCTTGCACCAGGCGCTCCACCATGTCGACCAGCGTAGAAAAGGCCTTGTAGGTTTTCTGCGTCTTTTCGCCGGGCGCGCCAACGGAGCGCGACACGGAACGGGCCATGCCCTGCTCCATGAACACCGCCTGGGTGGCGCGATCGTCGGAGCGGTAGATCTCGATCAGCTTGGCGACGACTCGAGCAGGCTTTGAGAGCGGGTGCGGCTCCATCTCCGGCGTGCCCTCGAGGCCGGCGTTCTCGATCGCGTCGACCAGGCGCACGTCAAACGACGCCTTTTCGGCGATCGCGTCATGGATGATGGGCACGGTCTTGTCGCCGGCGGCCATCGCATCCTTACGGGCCTTCTTCGTCATAGAGCGCCACTGACGCGCCAGCGACTGGACTTCGGCGAACACGGCCATCTGCTCGGCCGACATATCGGCGGAATCGTTGATGACCTTCTTGTACGGCCGGTCGTTCGCGCCCTCGGTGCGACCGTTGAGCAGCTCGGCGCGCTCGGCCGCGGTGAGGTCCTTGTCGGCCATGGTCTTGCCGTTGACCGAGCGGGGCAGCATTTCCGGCATGTCGTCGGAGAACACCACGTCCATGTACTGGCCGATCATGCGGCGCAGCTCGGGCACGTTGATGAAGGCGGAGAGGCGCGTGACCGTCTCGTACTCGTTGGTCGAGGAAAGCTCGACGTCCTCCACCTCGCGGGCGAAGGAGCCGAACCAGCCGTCCCAATCGGCCAGCGAGATCTGCTCCATCTCCTCGAGCATCATGTAGCGCATCATGTGGAACACCTCTGTCATGGTGTTCGTGATGGGCGTGCCGGTGAAGAGGTGGACGTTGCCGCCATTGTTCATGCCGCGCACGTACTTGGTGACGAAGGACATCGAGATGGAGCGGTTCGATACCTGCGTTTGCAGGCCCTTCATGTTCATCTTCGTCGCGATCGGCGGCTTCTTGAACTCATGCGCCTCGTCGACAAGCACCATGTCGACGCCGAGATCCTCGAACGACACGGAATCGTCCCGGCTCGATTGCTGCCCCAGCTTCTGGATGGTGCTGATGATGCGCTGGCGCTGTTTCACCAGGTGCTTTGCCGTCACGGAGCGGAGCTTTTTCAGTTCCTCCGGATCGTCCAGCATCTCCTTTGTGATCTCGACGCCATCATCCTCGGCCGCTTCGTTTGCCGCCGCCTCGAGATCGTCGATCTCCTGCTGCGCCATCACCATCAAGGTTTCTTCCTTGAAGCCGATGCGATCGATGAGGGAGTGCGGCAGCACCACGACATCCCAATCGTCGTTCGCAATCTGCATCATGCGGACCTTGATGTTGTCCTTCGACAGGTTGTCGACGTAGAGCACCTTGGCCGCCGGATACATTTGCTGGATCTCGTGCGCGACGGTCTTGGAGTTGGCGTTGTGGGCGAACAGCAGCGGCTTCTTCGCGATGCCGTAGCGGCGCGATTCGACGGCAATGCCGCCCATGGTGAAGGTGTTATGAGTGACGACGAAGTCATCGGTCACGTAGAGGTGCGAAGAATCGGAAACCCGGATACACTGTGCCGGCTTCCGTCCCACCGGCTGAATGTCAACGATGTAGCGTACCGGCCGATACTTCTCCTTCGGCTTGACCAGCGCCGCTTTGCGCTCCAGCCGGAAGGGGTTGATCTGCGGCGGCAGCTTGATGCAAAGGATATGCGCCAGGGCGCCATCTCGCGCCTCGCCGTTGTGGCGATATTTTGGTGTCTTGGTGGTTCTGCTGACCGTACCGCCGAGCGATTGAACGAGCGCCACCACATCATCGGCAAGGCGGTCAGAGACGGTGTAGTAGTAGACCGAGTAGCCGCCTTGCAATGCCGATCCGTCCGTGTCCATCAGTCCCTGCAAGAGGGCGATGCGAGCCTCGATGTCGTTGAACAAGTAGTTTTCAGGGATGAACTTGTCCTTCGCGCCCTTACCCATCAGCCCAAGCTGCTCAAGAGCAACCACTGCCGGGTTTGGCTTCCTGCTCGCACCGAAACCGGATAGCTTCTTCATCCGCAGCGCCCACGTCGGGCAGCGCCCAGCGGATTCTTGGCGGCGCAGCTCCACGTTCTCGGGCAAGACAAGGCCCTGTACAATCTCCTCATCCATGTTGGTGATCGTCGCGGAACGATGGCTCATGCCGCCGTCACCCAGCAGCACGCCCATTAGGTAGGGATCGAGCGGAACCGGCCGGGATGTAAGTTGAACCGGCCCCACGATCGGGATGCTATGGTTTTTGGCGGCCAGATGCGGTGATACCAGCGTCTCGCGGATTTCGGCCAGCGAGCGCACCTTCGGCTTCGCGCAGCCCCAGTCCTTGCCGGCACGCTTGGCATTGATGGCTTGATTGCGCTCCCGATAGGTCTGCGTCAGCCACAGATGCTCGTCGCAGCATTCCGTGGACGAGCCGTCCGAGAACACTACACGGAATATTTCCTTCTCGCCTTGAGGGAACACGGCTTCGACAGTCGTGGGCTGGCCGCTTTGCGTGACAACCTGATCGCCAACCTGAATGTCACCCATCCGCTTCCAGCCAGAAGGCGTCAGGATTTTGGCGTCGAGCGGTTGCGCCTTTCCGGTCCCAACCTCATGCGCGTTGAGGCTCTTGCGCGTCACCAACGCGCGCCAGATGGCGTTGACCTGGTGTTCGCGCAGGTTGAACGGACCGCGGCCTACTGACAGCGCCATGCCCTGGAAGGTCAGGAAGGAGCCGTCGAAGCTCGGCGTGGCGTAGGCGTTGCGGGTTTCGTTGTACTCCTGCTCGAGGTCGACGCGGCGCTCGGGATCGCTCCACAGCCACTCGCCGAATTTCAGGCGCATTTCGGAGATCTTGGCGTTCGTCTCCTTCGTGGCCTGCTCGTCGACGTACTCCTTGCCGTCACTGTCCTTGTGCTTGACGGTGATGGTCTGATTGGCGATCGCGGCGCGCACCAGGCGCTTGAACTTCACATGCGGCGTGCCGAAGCCGGCGGAGGCCTCGGTGCGATGGTTGTATTCGCCGGGGAAGTCGATGCGCCAGGCGCCGGCGTTGAAGCCCACCTTGATTTGCGACGTGTCGGCGAGGCCCAGCATGTGGGCGATGAAGTCGCCATAGACGTGCGGAGGCACCCAGGTCGCGCCAAGCTGCGTCTCGATCTTGTAGTAGGGGATGTCGGCCGGAATGACCTCCTGCAGCGCCGCCACGTTCCGCTGCATGTCCTCGTTGCCCCCCTCGAGGCCGGCGCGCGCCTGGCGCATCTTCTCGCGCACATTGCCCGACAGGTAGAGATCGGCCGGGATGAACTCGCCCGCCGGCGTCGAGAACGCCGCGCCGGCGTCGATCAACTCGGAGCGGACTTCCTCGACAGTCTTTCCGGCGAGCTCGGCGATGCGCTCGGGCGTCGGATTGACGGATTCGTTGCGCGCCAGCACGAAGGCCTCGGGCACGCTCGGGTTCTCGAGCTTGCGCGCGCCGCGGATGGTGCTTTCGGTCAGGATCGACGCCGGGCGATAGCTGCGGCCGCCCTTATCGTTCGGCGTGGAAGACTCGAGGGCCGCCAGCGCCGGATAGAAGGGATCGTCGATCTTCTTGAGGTATTGCAGGCCGAAGCTCTTCGAGTAGTTGCCGTGGGCCTTGCGGAATGCCGCGAAGGCGTCGCGCAGCGCCTTGCGGGCGTCCTCGGCCGCGCCGGTGCGCTCCGCCTCGATCAGCGCGCCGTAGAGCTTGCGCATCCCGACCAGCGCCTCGAGTTGGGCCACGCGCTCGGCCGTCTCGGTCGCGCTCTTCAGGCTGTACTTATGCACCTCCTCGGCCGCCGCCATGTGCTCGCCGCGAACGATGAACAGGCCGTCCTTCGTCTTGACCAGCGAGTTCGTGCGGTCGTTCGTGTGATTGGCGATGTAGGAGATCTGCTTGCCGCGTGTGTCGGCCTGGTATGCGCCCTCGGGCACCAGGTCGATGACGCGGCGCAGTTCCTCCGCGACATTCGCAGGCCTGCGCACCACCAGCCCAGCGCGGTTCATTCCGCTGCCGAAGTCGATCTCGCCGATGACGTGGCTGGGGTTGTTGTGGAAATACTCGTTGACGGCGATCGGCGTGCCTTCGGGCGTCGCATGGTCCTTGACCTGGATCCAGCCTTCATTGGCGACGATGCCGGCCGGCTCCGCGCGCTTGCGCAGGATGATGATGTCCGTCACCACCTTCGTTCCTGCATATTCCTCGAAAGCGCCGGTCGGCAGGCGGAATGCGGCCACGAGCTCGGCCTTCTTCGCCATCGCGTTGCGGATGGAGGAGGCCTTCTTGTCCATCGTGCCCTTGGTGGTGATACCGACGACGAGGCCGCCCGGGCGCACCTGGTCGAGCGCCTTCAGGAAGAAATAGTCGTGCAGCAGCGGGCTAAGCCGGTTGTAGCGGCGATCGGCCGGGGAATAGTCGGCGAACGGCCAATTGCCGATGACGAGATCGTAGAAATCGTCGGGCGTGGTCGACTGTTCGTAGCCTTTGATCTGGATTGCCGCGTTCGGGTAGAGCAGCTGCGCCATGGAGCCCGTCACAGGGTCCAGCTCGACGCCGGCGCGCTGGCTGCGCGCGGCCATATCCACGGGCATCATGCCGTAGAAGTTGCCGATGCCGATCGACGGCTCGAGCACGCGGCCGCCGGTGAAGCCCATGCGGCGCACCATGTCCCACATGGCGAGAACGGTCGGGGGGTCGGTGTAGTGCGCGTTGATGATGGAGCGCTGCAGGCCCTCCCATTCCTTCTGGCCGAGGTTTTCCCTCAACCAGGTGTCGCGCGCCTCCCAGCCGGCTTTCGGCGCCGGACGCTCCCACGTGCCCTGAAACAGTTCCTGCCCGAACGAGCCCCAGCCGGTGTAGCCGGCCAGCACTTCCTGCTCCTCGCGCGTCGGCTTGCGGCCGTCATCGATGAGCGTGTTGCGCATGTCGATCGCCGCGCGGTTCTTCTCGAAGCGCGCCACCTGGCCGCCGCCAACGACGCGCAGGGGATCATCAATGTGGAAATCGCCTGGCCCAGCGTTGGCCGGGCTGACAGTCTCGGGTTGCTTGATTAGTTCCGGTTGGCTCGGTACTCGGCGAGCGTCTCCTGGCCCTCCTGCAGCACTGCCGCCAGTTCCGCCCACGCGTCGGCCAACGGCGTCGTCGCCGGCGTCTCCGGCTCGAGCATCAGGTGTTCCCGTTCCGCCATCTCGCGGGCGTCCGTCACCGCCATCCCGCTGTCCTGCAGCTGCTCCATCCGGTCCCACATCCTCTGCTGTGAGACGTAGGCCAAGCTGTCCGTCATCCCTTTGCGCTCGAGCTCGGCCCACATTGTTGGGCTCTCGCTTTTCCACGTCGCCAGGATTCGCTTGTGAAGGTCGCGATTGTGCAGCCGGTTCTTGTCCAGCCGCATCTGCCGGTATTCCAGCTCGATCTGGCGTTTGAACTGCGGGCTCGACCTGTTCTGGTCCACTTTCAGCCTCCACTGCCGGCTCGGCGGCCTCTTGCGCCACTATAGCAGCAAGTTCGGCCGGTGACAGCCCCGCCAACCGCGCCGATTCCTGCGGGTCCGTCATGCCGGCGGCATCGAGGCCGGGGTAGTTTCTTGCTCCCTCCCAGAACGACAGCAGGTAGGGCCGGATGCCCTCGCCGAAGTCGGCCGTCATGCGAGTGGCGAAGTCGGCGAAGGCGCGAACGCCGCTTTCGATGTAGGCGCCGGCGATTGTCATGCCGTCGATCAGCGTCTCCGGATCCACGCCGCTGTTGATCTGGCTCATCTTCGCCTTGAGGCGCGCCCGGGCGGCCTCGACCTTATCGGCAGTGAACAGCTTGTTGTTGGCGAAGAGCGCGTCGACGGCCGCCGCGTTGCCTTCCTTCGTGGTCTTGGACGGTGCCGGTACCGGGTTGTCCTTCTCCCAGCGGTCGAGGTCCCGGCCAGTCGGGGCCGTGGAATGCGTCCGCTCGCGCTCGCGCGGCAGCGGTTCGCCATCAGGCCCGACCTGGATGACGCGGACCTGCCAATTGCCGTTCTCGCGGCGATCGAAGCCTATGACGCGATCTTCGCCGCCGCCGTAGCTGCTAACGATGCGCCCGGGCCGAAAATAGTTCTCAAGCCGGCCTAGCAGCGGCGGGGCTTTCGGTTTCTTTGCGGGCTGTTGTGATTTTTCTGTCGATGCTCGCTTCTGTTCAGATGCGGGTTTTTCAACGGGGGTGACAGTTTCTGTCACCGTCGGCTCGATCGGCTGTGGCGGGCTCTCGGGTGTCGTGCCCACTTGAGTGGGTATAGTACCCACTTCGGCCGGATCGACCGCGGCCGCCGGCGCGGACTTGGCGAACGGCTTGGTGGTGTCGCCCTCGAGCCAGGCCTTGAAGCCGCCCAGCGTTGTCTCGGTGATGGCACCAAGGCCTTTCCAGCCCTTGGTGTAGTTCTCGAGGTAGGCGGCGCGCGCTTCGGCCTCGTCGCCATAGCCCACCATCACCTTGTGCTCATCGAACTGGCCGCGCGACGGGTCGCGCTGGTCGACCACGAACACCGGCGCGGAATCGTCCAGCTCGGCCGTGCCCGGCTTGATGAAGGCGTCGATGTGATCCTTGTCGCGGCCGACCGTGCCTTTGAAGTAGCCATAATGGCTCTTCATGGTGACGGACCAGGCCTTACCCGAACGGGAAACGCCCTTGCGCTCGGAGCCGGCCGGGTTCTCGATCGAGATATCGAGCCCGCCAAGGCGCGCATGGCCCAGCGCGTAGTTTCCGGCTTCCTTCTGCGCCTGGCTCGGCTCGGGCCTGTCGTTCTCCGGCGACGTCGCCGCCTGGTGCGCGGCAACGTCGATCGCGGCCGCGGCGTCGAATGCCGCATCGTCGATTGCGTCGTCGGCCAGCGGCGCATCTTGGGGTTCACCCCGATCTAACTTGTTGTCGACAACGACTTGATCGGTCGCCGGGGCGGCTAGGCCGCCGGCGGCCTTGTCGCGCTCCGCCTGCCACTGCTTGAGGCGCTTCGCGTTCACCGCGTGCATCTTCACCGGGAGCTCGGAGCGGGCCTCCTTGGAGGCGCGCTCGACGCGGTACCGGTAGTCGTCGGCAATCTGGCCCAACGCCTCGGGCGTCACGCCGAACGCATCGGCGAGCTTGATCTGCTCAGCCGGCATCACCTTGTCGCGATCGAGCGCGGAAGCGCCAACCATGCGCTGCGATTCGCGGCGCATCTTGCCCAGGTCGTAGAGCGCGGCGTGCTTCTCGTCGGGCATGACCAGCGTGTGCTTGAACACCTTGCGGGACGTGCCGCCGGTCACGGGCTCGCGCTCCACCGGCGGGTCGCGGCGCAGATCCTCGGCCTCGGCTTCCTTGCGGGTGGTGCCATCGACGTATAGGTGCTCGACGGGCACCTGCAGGGACCGGCCATCATCCGCAGTGACAAGCGCCTCGGTCGCGCCTTCCTCGTAGGCCTCGATGCGGCCGGCGAAGCGCTCGACGATGCCGGGCGCATCGACAATGACGCGCTGGCCGGGCTTGGGCGGGCCGGGGAATCGGCCCATGGCCGGTTTCTGCTTGTCCCGAGGCGGCAGTTCGCTCTTGCTGTCGGCCGCTTGCGGCGCTTGCGGCTCGAGCGCTGCATCATTAGGATCGACGGGCGAGCCCGCTGGGTGGGAACCGTTGCGCAGGATTTCGTCGGCCTCGGCCGGCGTCATCTTGCGCACGGCATCTTCGGACCAGCCCAAATCGCCCAGGTTGGCGCGCATGCCACGGGTGATGACCGTCGGCACCGGCCGTTCCGGCAGTGCGTCAGGGGCGGTTTTCTCCTGCAGCACCGGCGGCAGGTTCTCCACCTTGTCGGCAATCTGCGTCAGGTTCGACACCGGCACCTGGTACACTTCGCCGCTGGCGCTGTCGTACAGCACCGCCTCGTCGCCCTCGTAGCTTTCCACGCGCGCCATGAAGGGCGGCACGCCGTCCGCATCCACGCGCACTGTCGCGCCGATCGCCGGCGCACCACTTGGTACAGCCATGGCGGCAGGCTTCGCCGGCGCAGTCTTCGGCTGCTCCCGCGCGGCCGGCACAGCGCCGCCCTGCTGGACGAGCAGGCGCTCGCCCAGCACGCGCTGGGTGCCGTCGCCCGTCCTGACGCGGCGCATGCCGGCAGGAACGCCCGTCTGGTTCGGGTCGAGCGTGACGTTCTGCCCGTGAAGGTCGCCCGAGCCCATGTCGCCCATGGCTGGGTCATTGACGGTGAAGGTGTTAGCCGCCTTCTCGGCCGCCTGGCGCTGCGCACTCTCGAGCGCGCTGGTCAGCGGGCCTTTCTTCGGCTGTGGGGGCGATTCTGGCGCACGGCGGGCAGCACCGCCGGCGCCGCCCATGCCTGCGCCCATCGTGCCGCCTACGGCAAGGCCGCCGGCGGCCGCATTGGCCACACCCTCGGAAATGCGCTGCGAAGGGTCGATCCCCTGCACGCCAAGGTTCTGCGCCGCCTGCTGGGCGGCTTCCTGCGGCGCTTCCTCGAGCAGGCCCTCGGCAACCACGCCGCGCCCAGCGCCGCGAAGGATTCGTTTGCCCACGCTGCCGCCGACGCCCTCTGCCACGATCTTGGCGAGAGCGCGATCGCCGATACCGCCGAATGCGCCAGTCGCTACGCCGGCAATCACGAAGGTCTGCGCGGCCGCGTCGTTGGTCAGCGTCTCGACAGCCTGGTCAAAGGACATGCCCTCGGCCATGAGCTGCTGCACCGCGTCGCTCTCCTGCAGTGCCTGCGTCGGGATTTGCGCAATCTGCTCGCGCACGCCGCGCGCGGCCATGCCGCCCGAAATCGTGCCTTCACTGATGCCGCCGGCGATGGTGGCCGTGCGCGCGGCCGCCGCCGCGGCCTGTTTCTGCGTCGCACCTCTAGCAATGGCGGCCTTGAATGCGCCCCTGGCGAGGAACATGGACGGTCCCATGCTCATCACAGTGCCGGGCACGGATTCGACCAGGCCGCCGAAATAGCTGCGGGGATCGCGCCACGCCGGGCCGGCGGTGTACTGGACCGCACCTTCCTCCGTGGTCGTTTCCGTCACCCAATCCTTGCCGCGCGCCGCGATCGTCTCGGGCGTCATCGAGGCGATCGCCTTCTGCTGCGCGCGCTCGAGGCGCTGCTCGGTCGGAACGCCGTCGCCCTTGATCCACTCGCTGATGCTGTCGAGGCCTTCGACGATCGAGGGGCCTACCTTTGGGATGGCGGCAACGGCTTCACGCGCGCCCAGCGCCAGGCCGGCAGCACCGGACTTGAGCAGGCGCGTGGTGTCGCCGCCAAGGCCCGTGGAGCGGTTGCGCTCCTCCCAATCGGTCTTCCACGCCTCGTACTCGCTTTCGTCGATGGCGGTGTAGCGGCCCGGGTCGCTCTGCTCGAGACCGGCGCGGCGTGGATCCAGTACGGGTTCAGGCTCGGGCGGCGCGGCGTCCTCGGCCGGCGCGCCAGACTGCGCAAACGGGTTGGCGCCCGTCGAGTAGAGCCCCATCGGATCGCGCGGCTTGTAGTCGGCGCCAACCGCGATGCGCTGCGGGGCTGCTCGAGCGCCGGCTTCCGGCATGTCGCCGGCGGCAATGCGCCGGAACCACCCGGGGGCCTGTCCGATCTTCTTGTTCGTGGTGTCGTACATGAACCATGGCGAGCCATCGCCGGTCTGGTCCTTCATATCGACGTGCAGCATGTCGGGGCTGTTCTTGTAGATCCCGAAGCGCTTAACGCCGCGGGCGTGCAGTTCGGCGACGAGCTGGGCGCGCTGCTCCTCGTTCATGCCCTTCATCGAGATGTCGGAAGCATGGTGGCGGGAATGCTCGCCGGGGCCGCTTTTCTTCCGCGCCTCGACGGGATGGTCGGGCGATCGGTAGCCGGACGTGATGGTGAAATCCCTGCCCATGGCAGCCGAGGCGTCGGCGAGGATGGACTGAAAGCCCGGCTCGAGCTTGTCCTGCCCGGCGTGCCGGAAATGCAGCTTGCCGCCCTTGCCGGACGGAGGGACGGTTTCAGGCGGGGTGAGGCGGGCGAAACCCTTCGCATCGGGGTTGCCGCGCACGCGATCGCCGGAGACGCCAGGCAGGTATTCCTCCGCTTGGTCATCATGAAGCCGCTCTGCGTACTTCGTCGCGGCCTCCGGCGTCGCGAACTTGCCGAGGTGCTGGCCGGTTTGCTTGTACAGGCGCAGCGCGTCCTCGTTAGACAAGATCTTCCCATCGGGGGAAACGGTAGGGATCAGGACCTCATTGCCGCCGATGTTGAAGGATACCGAGCGCACGGTGCTGATCGAGCCATCCGCATTCTTCACCACGGGCCGGTTATGCAGGTCGATGTTGCCCGGCTCGAGCATCCCGTCGCCCTTGCCTCCGGCGGCAAGCTTGTCGAGGGCCTTCGCCGCCGGCGGCGCGCTCTGCATCTCCTGCTGCAGGGCCGTTACCGTCGAGGCGATGAGTTCGTCGGGATAGAGCGACGAGGCCTTGCCGTGTTCCTGCGTCACCAGCGCGCGCATGAACTTCTGCAGCCGCGCCGGATCGTCGAGGCGCATATCCTCGTTGGGCGCCACGCCCATGGTCGCCGCGATGTTTGCGGCCGCCCGGGTATTGCCGGGGGTCCAACCACCGTCGCCTGCAATGATGTCCAGCGGCGTCGTCAGGCCCTTGGCGTACTTGTTCACCGCCAGCTTGGCGGCGGCGCGCATGCCCTTTTCCGGCGTGTCGAACACCGCCTGCGGGTCGCCCTGGTCGGTGTTGACGGAAGGCCCGAGCAGGCCCTCCCACGGCACATCGTCCCGGTATTTGATGTTGCCGGGGTTGTTGTTGCGCATGCCGGCGGGCAAGTCAGGCGAATCGTTTGGCGGAGGAATGGCCGCGCCAGCGGGTGCGGAAGGCTGCTGCGCCGTGGCCTGCGGGGGTGTTGCGGCCGTGCCGGCCGGAGGAGTCGCCCCAGCGGTGGCCGGGGCTTGTGTTGCCTGCCCGCCACCCAGCCCGGGCGATTCCTTATAGAGGCCGAAGGGGTCGCTGAGTTCAGTTCCAAGGCCAATGACGATGGGCGGCATGACGGCGGATTCCTCCTGGTGAGGCCAAGCACGTCATGCGCTGTCGGGATGCGCGGACTATACTGGCCAAGCCATCACGCCGCCAGCCTCTCGATGTTCTCAAACAAGAGGTTGACGTGCTCCTCGGCAAAATCCCCATCACTCGTCCGATAACGGCAAACGATCATCTGCATCCGGATATCGGACAGGCTTTGCGGATGCGCGCGCATGATCGCCTCGTCGGTCCGCCAGAGTTCGTCGCACGCCCTCTGGAATGCAGCTTCGAGCTCGTCCGCGCTCTCCGTAGCATCGGCAACATCATTGCTCTGGCGAAGCAGGCTGTCGCATAGAGAGATTAAGCCACTGCGAACGGCAAATAGCGAAGGAATGGGGTTTACAGCCCCATTAAGAATCGTCGCCACGACCTGTGATGACGTGATAGGAGTAAAAATAGCCATGATCGATCTCCCGCGAGGTCGGTTGAGGTTAGGGCCGATTGGAAAGAGCCCCTTTCCATCGGTCCGCTACTGTGCTAGCAGAGTTTTCAGTGAGGGTCAATAACTATGGTAGCACAGAAAAAGAGGCGTGGGCCGACGCCGACGGGCAAAGGACAGCAGATCGTGACTCGTCTGCAGGAAGATTTGCTCAAGCCGTTGGATCAGTTTGTAGCCGAGCAAAAAGACGCTCCGTCGCGACCCGAAGGTATCCGGCGAATCCTGCGTGACTGGCTAGTAGGACACGGCTATATCAGCCCTGATTGAGGAGGGCACGAAAGATGCTGGGTCGCTGGATGGTAGCAGGGATGGTCGTCTTGATCGGGTTGGCGTGGCTTGCTCGGTTTGACGTCAACGGCGTGAGCAGGGGGGACGGATGGCCCGGCGCCTATATCGTTGACCGGTGGACTGGCGAAATCAAATTTTGCAGCGCTGTTAGGTGCGCGTCTACGCGCGACGGTCCGGCGAACGAATAGGGCTCGGCCTGATTACTGCCCGAGCCCGATCGCCGTGCTTTTCTTCATGCCCTGACGCACCACCGGCGGCCACTGGTCCTCGGGGATGCCAGCCTGCAACAGCCGTTGCCCGACGAGTTCCGCATTGCCGCCGTTCACCATGTGGTCGGCCGCGTCGGCGATGATCTCCTGCCGCGTAGGGGCGGCTCGGGTTTCCTGTCGCGCCGGAGCGGGTTTCGGAGAGGGTGTCGGCGCTCCGCCAAGGCCCGGCGCCGCCTCCGCAGGCGGAGGGGCTTCACCGCCGCCTAACCCGGGAGCGGCATCAGTCTGCCGTGGCGAAACCGCCGCTTCGGGATCCGGCAGGCGTTCGCCTGTCGTCTCGTCCACAAGGATCTCCTTGCGGGGCGCGGGAGAAGTCTTGGTCTTGCCGCGGCCGGTTGAGCCCCCACCGCTGACGCCGCCGCGCTCATTGGCGTAGCCCTCGGCCGACGCGAGCCGCTCGCGCACCGCCGCGTCCTGATCCTCCGCGCTCATGTCGCCGAAGTCGAGATCGTTCTCCTCGAGCGCCTTGCGGGCATCATTGTAGGCTTTGGCGTCATCGGTGCCGCTGCCGTACTTTTTCTTGATGCCCTCCTTCGTCTCGAAATCCTCGAGCCCTTCCTTGCGCTTTTCGGCCTCGGCGCGTTTCGCCACCTGGCTCTGCCATGCAGCGTCGGGGTTGGCGAAGGTGGAGATCATGCGTGGCACGTCGCCCGAGAGGATATCCTGCTCGAGCTCCTTGCCGTCCTGGTCCCTCACGCGCAGCTTGTAGCCGATGGTGTTGCCCTGCTCGTCCACCAGCTCGTCCTGCCCGACGAGCTCGTAACCGTGCTCGATGTAGCCCTGCACCTGGCCGGCCTTGATGACATCGGCGAGCGCGCCGCCGGCGTCGCCGGTCTGCGCCTTGAGCATGGCCGACGAGAACAGGCGGCCGCCCTGCAGGGCCGCATCGCTGTTGCCCCACTCCTCGAGCTGCTTGGCGCCGGCTATGTCGCCCTGTTTGAGCAGTTCGGTCTTGCGTTTCGGCAGCGCGTACTTTTTCCAGAACTGGTCGTAGTTCTTGCCGTCCTCGTTGCCGGCGTCGACCTCGCTCTTGAACGCCGCCTGGGCGTCCGTCTCGATCTTCTCGAGCGCCTGCCGGTTGTCTTTGGCCAGCTTGCGCTGGTCCATCTTCGCGCGCATGTCCTGGCCGCGCTCGAAGCCCTCCATGAAGGCGCCCAATCCAATTCCTATTGACAATTGAATGCCCTCGCTATTCGAGCCACGGCCATGCGGCACGTTTGTGGATGCTGTAGACGTGACGGTAGCTCACGCCAAATCTGTCGGCGATCTCGTTCCGCGATGCCGACCCTTCCAACTCGCGGATCTGGAGAACCTCGTGTTCGGTCAGCTTGGCCAGGTTGTGACGCTCACCCCTATTGTGGGTATCGTGCTTCAACTTGTCGGCGTTGTTTTCGACGGTAGTAGCCCAGCGCAGGCAGTCTGCGTAGAAGCACGACGGATTCCCGCATTCATGCGCCGCCTCATGCTCCGGTGAGGGGGCTGGGCCATGGGCGATTTCACATACGTACCGATTTACCAGCACGCGCTCGCCGGCGACCTTCATTTGGCCATAGCCAGCTCCACAGGTCGTGAACGGCCAGGGAACAGAGCAGCCCGCATGCATATGGGCGTGCACGTAGGCAAGGACGGACCCTCGCGGCGGGCGCGTGGGACCGCCCGCTGTTGGATTTCCGTGTCGGAGAAAACGGCGATGATGGGCGTTGCAATGTCCCTTCCTAAAGGGCCCACCGTTTTTGCATCCCGCCACTGAACACTGCTTTGCTGCACCCTTTGGGGCGCGGCCTGCGGTCGGGGCACCATGGGTGCGGAGCCGGTGGTAATGGTTTCGGCAATATCCCTGTGCCCAATGCAGCTTGTCACAGCCATCAAGCGAGCATACACCGCGTCTAGCCATCTCGAACCTCCTGCGTTCGGGCTTGGTCAGGGCGAAAGCGGGTGCTCGTAACACCCCTTTTGCCCGTTCTTTATGCATGACTGGCCGGACGGCGGCAAGGCTCATGCGACCGCTCCCAGCCCGATCTCTTCTTCCTCACGCGCGGGGGCACGGGTAGGACGCGCTGCGGTGGGCTGCTGCGTCTTGCGGCGCTGCGCCGGCGGCTTGGCGGGAGTGCCGCCCAGCCCGATCGCGTCGGCGAGCTTATCGACCTTGCCGTCGAGATCCTGCACCGCCTTCATGGTGATACCGATGGCGTCCTGCACAGGGATCGACTTGCCGTCGCCCTTGCCGGTTTCGCGCTGGAAATCCTGTGCATAGGTGCCGACGTGGCGGCCTTCGTCCGAGACGCCGTCCTTATAAGTCCACTCCTCGACGGGCATCTCGTTGACGGCCTCGAGCGCTTCGCCTTCGGCGATCGGCTCCTTGTCCTCCTTCACGTTTTCGTCGGACGGGAATGAGAACATGCCTGCAAGGCCGCCGAGGAATGAGCCGACACCGGCGGCGTTCTGGCCTTCGCGCTGCTGCTCGGCATTCCACGCGGAAACCTGCGTCGAATATTGCTGGTTGAGCGTCGAGCCCATACCGGCATAGCCCTGCATTCCGCCGCGGAAGCCGCTGCCCATGATATCGGTCGAGGCGAGATACTGCGCATTGCTGCCCTGGTTGAGCCCCACCGCCGAAGATCCGCCGCCAAGGCCCACCTGCGCCGCCTGCGCGCTCTGCGACGGCAGGCCTCGGCCGAGATTGGCAACGTCAGCCTTGAGCGCCAGCCCCTTGTCACGCGTCGCGGTGCGCGCGGTGTTCTTCGCGCCGGCCGTCGCCAGCGCCGTGCCCATCTCGCCGGCGCGCTCGATGCCGGCATGCCGGCCGGAGCGGGGGTCAATGCCCATCGAAGCCGCCTCGCGGCGCGCGGTTTCACGTGAGGCAGCGGCCGCCGACTGGACATCGCCCGCAGCCTCGGCCGCGGCCGCTTCCTGCCGCTCTTTCGCGCCCTACTCGGACGCCCCCGCGATGAACTCATCCTCGATCGGCTTGAACGTCGTCTCGTATCGCTCTCGATCCGCCCGTGACCAGTCCGCCTGGTCCTTAGCAATGCCGAGCTGCATGCCGGTGACTTCTTTGGTCAGCGCGTCGAGTTCGACCTGGCGTTCCTGCGAGACCGCGAAGGCATCCTTCGCGAAGTTCATCCACTCCACGCCGGTTTCGGCCTGCAGGAGCGCGGCCTTGCCGATATTCTTATCAGGGGAGGGTGCGCTGGAAGAGCCTTTGCCCATGTACGTGTTCCTTCATGAAGGACCGGCACGTCATGCGCTGGGGGATGTGGCCTTATACCGTGGCGCGGACGATTTTGCCAGTGCCGCCGATCGTGGCGGGGAGCCAGCGGCATTCACGCCGCAGCATGCCGAAAATGATGGTGTCGCTGCCGTCCTCGCTGTCCTCGCGCAGGCGGCCTTCCTCAACCCAGCCCATGTGCCGCGTCAGCCGGAGCGACTCGGCGTTCGTCTCGGGGATGCCGCAAGTGATGCGCGGGAATTTGCACTGGATGAATGGATAGGCAAACACGCGGGTGATGAACTCGCGCGTCATCCACCGCTTGGAGCCGTCCGACGCCAGATGCACCAGACAGGTGGTGGTGGTGAAGGTGTCGAAAACAACGACGCCGCGCAGCTCACCGGCGCGCTCATGCCCGATCGCTCGGGCATCATCGCGGAATCGGCTGTTGGCGACGCGGCTTTCGGCCCAGGCGATCAGCCTGTCATCCTCGCCGTAGACGTATTCCGACGCGCTCATTTCAGCACGCCCATCTCTCGCAGGATGGCCTCGCCCTCGTCGGCCGAGCGCATGATGCGGTATGGAACGCCCCGTGCGGTGCACCAGGCCTCGAAATCGGTTTGCCCGGCCGTCTGCACCCCCTTGGGCGCTTTCGCCTCGAGCGCGGCGCTGCCGCCCGGCCAGAGGAACACATAGTCCGACGCGCCGGTAATCATGCCAAGCGCCTTGGCGATCGCGTAGCGGATGTTGGCGTTCTTCGTGCCGCCGCCGATCTCGTTGCCGATATGCGACCACACCGCCACCGGGCGGCCCTCGAGCGTCCACGCGCGCAGCCGGTTGGCGAACTCGATGCAGATTCGGTCCTCGGGGCCGAGCTTGAGCGTAGGGGCCAGAAACGGCCGCGTCATGAGGCGGAGGAGGGCGGCAGGCGTCAAGGCAGCAACCGGGCCTGCAGCGCGTCGGCAATGGCCGTGAGGCGGTTGAAGATCGCCGTCACGTCATCGACCAGCGCGTCGAACTCGGCCTTTGTCGGGGCCGCGCCGGCGGCCTTGGCGGATTTGAGCTTCGCCTGCAGCTCGAGCAGCGCCGACACGTCGTCGATGCGCACGGCCGCACGGCGGATGGCGCCGCGATTGCGCGAGCCGTCCAGCGTCTCGATCTTCTCCTTGAGCAGCTGATCGATCATGCTACCTGCTTCAGTTCGTCGATCGTCTGCGCCATGACGATCTGTTCGACCTGGACGTCGCCGAATACGTCGATTTCCCATGTGCGCGCCAGAAAGCCCCCCGGCAGGCGCACCGGGCGGTTGGCGCGGGTGACAGAGGCCACACGCACCTGGTCGGCGTAGATGCCCACGGTGAGGATGTTCGGGCTCGGCTGGGGAATCGGCGTCAGCATGTCCCCATCGAGCGGGTAAGCGTCGAGCAATCCGCCATCGATCTCGCCGCCGACAGAACCCGCCGCGATCAGCGTCTCGTTTGCCGCGATGACTGCCGCGATGTCATCCTCAAGGTTCTCCTCCTCCTGGTTGGTGACGATGCCGGTGGCGTCGATCTGGATAGCGCCGAAGTTCAATGGCTGGGGCAGCACGAACTGCTTGCTTTTCCAGTATTGCGTCCTGCGGGCCGCGTTGGGCGCATCGAACTGGCGGATCTCGTCCGTTCCACTCTTGAGGAAGAAAAGCCCGCCGCTCGACACCTCGTAAAATGCAGCGGTGGCGCTGGCCTCGGTCCGGATGAGGAAGGATTCGCCGGAAAGGTCGAGCAGCAGTGCACCGGTCTGGATCGAACCGTCCGTTGCGGTGGTGTCGTAGAAGGCGAAATAGCGGCCGGAGAGCTGCGCCCCGATCATGGTCGAAGGCGACAGCGCCAGCCAACCCTCCCGGTTGAAGATATTGCCGGTCGCAATCGCGAATGCGCCGTCCGCTCGCACCACGACCATGCCCTCGTGCGAAGGATAGGCGATGGCATAACCGAGATCCACGATGCCGCGCGCGTTGATGCAGGGTAGGTTCTGCTCCATCTTCTGCATCTGCATGGTTTCGGGGGTGACGCCGGCTGCCATGTAGGGGTGCTTCTCGGTCATGATGATGACCGTGGTGCCGACAGCGCCGAGCCCAACGATGTCGGAATCGACCGCGAGCGCGTACTTCTGCGGCCAGGCATGCGGGCGGTAGGGTTCGCAGAAATAGAGATCGCGGCCGGAGAATGCAGCCATCATGCCGTTTGGGAGCGCGATCAGGCCTTCCAGCGTGTCGGGCGGGGCGTTCCAGCTTGCCGAGGGCAACGGCTCCTGGAAGGCATCCACGGCGATGTCGTCGGTGAAATCGCCCGTCCCAGCGACGCGCTCGGCGATCAGATAGAAGTACGTGCCGCTCTGCCCGGTCTGCGAGCGGTAGATGCGCTGGTGCGTGATGGCGCGATCGGCCGGCGTCGCACCGAAGCCGGACAGGGTGATGGTGTCGCCCGGCTGCCAATCGATGGCGTTTGACGCCGGGCATGGCTCCGATTCCTCGCCGAAGGACGTGACCCACGTGTAGACGTAGACGCGGGTGGTGACGTCGCCGGATCCGGCCCCATCGGTTGCGGCCGTCAGCGCGACGGCCGGCGGATCGATCGCCAGCTCGTAGATGTCTTCGCCCACGCGCATCTTCGGCACGCCGTCGCCGGTGTAGTAGAGCCGGTCGGATGCGACGGGTCCGGGAACGGCATGAACGACAGTTTCCCAGCCCAACCAGTCGACGCCGTGCCGGTAGATGGTCTGCAGGGCGGAAGAAGCCGCCGTCGCGATCAGCGCGGTCTTGCGCATGGGTGTCAGGCCGCCATCGTCTAGCCTGGTGTCGAGCGCCGCCTGCGCGGCCGCGGCCGGCATCAGGCGGGGGATGATGCGGGGCTGCTCGCCGGTGAAGCCCGTTAGCTTGATCGCGGCCATCAGGTTTTGATGATCTTGTTGACGATGATGGTCGGCTGGACGTTGTTGTGAGCCTGACCGGAACCGGCGGAGGGAATGGAGTGGACGTGGGCTGCAGCGGTGCTCGTTGTGGTGGTGCGGGAGCCGGAATTGCCGCTCTCCCACACTGCAGTCGTCACGTCGCTGCCGGCAAGCGTGTTTTCGACTGTGTGGCTGTGAGCACCACCGCTACCCGTCGATCCGCCGTGATCGTGCGCGGGAATTTGCGCGAGCGTCAACGTATGCGTCTCGGAGCCGCCGGTTGCGCCCAGCGTGTCTCCGTTCAAGCCGCCACTCTGGTTGGTTAGGCGGTTGGCCGAGGTGCCGCCCATATCGTCCTGGCCAGCTCCGACGCGGCCGCGATAGTCGGGCACGTTGAATGTGGTCGAGCCATTGCCAGCGCCGAAAGTGGTGCCGATGACGTCAAACAGGGCGGACTCGCCGGTGCGCGACACCTCCTGGCCGTAGCAGAGCAGCCATCCGGTCGGCGCGGTGGATCCGCCATAATCAATGATGCCGCCCACCGGCGTCCGCTCGACAACCTCGGCATGCGGCATATAGCTCAAATACCAAGCCCCCCACGTGGCGGCGGCCATTCTGCGGGCGTAGCGGGCAGTCGTCGAAGCCGGCTGGTATTCCTGATAGGCGGTGTTGGCGTCGATGCCCATGTGCCAGATCATGGCAACCAACGCCAGCGGGGTGTTCAACGTCGAGGCGTCGGCCTGGTAAAAGCCGGTTTTGGTGATGTCGTCGGCGTCGTCGACCAGCCCGGCCAGGTCGCGCAGCCGCGCCGGCAGCACGGCACTCGCCACCTCGCCCGTCGCCAGCCTGTCGGCATCGGTCGTTCCGGCCTCGAACGCGGCGTTGGTTAGCCTGACATCGACGCGGGCGCCGGCGAGGAACGATGCGGCCGTCGAGCCCTCCTGCCCGCGCTCAACCGTCAGCGTGACGCCCGATCGGGCGGTGCATTTCATGTTCTCGCGGTTGCCGGACCCGTCGAAGACGGTCAGCGGGCACCAGTCGCCGACGCCGAGCACCGGGAACTTGCCTTCGTCGCCCGAAGTGATGGCGATCGTGGTGACGGAATCGTTGATGTTGGCTGCCAGCAGCGAGGATGCGTTGTTGGAAAGCTTGAGCGCCATGGGCCTATCCTCTCGAGGACCGGCACGTCATGCGCTGGAAGTCGCGGCACTATAGCACCGGCGGCGACAAATCCGAAAGGGTGCTTCTCCAATGCCCCGCCGGGCTCCTCGGCAGTGACAGGTTGATCTTGCCAAAATAGTGTGCGAACAGAATGCCGGATGTGGGGAGCCAGCCATGCATTCAGATGCCGAGTATCGTCGGAAGCTATTGAACTCGTTGCGGGAAAACCCGCAGCGCGGCATTGGCGTACAACTGGACGCCGATAGCTGCCGAGTGCTTCTCGACTACATCATCGAACTACAATCGCGCGATCCGCGATCACACGACAACGTTGTCGTCTTCACAGCGGGGTAGATAGTGATCGAAGCGCAGGTTTTGACCAATTTGAAGACACTTTATCGACGCTCTTTTCCAGAGAACACCCGCCAACAGATCCGAAACACGATCAAATTTGTTCGCGGCACACGAGCCAACCCGAAAGCTCAGATCAACCGTAGGGTCACCACGAGCTTTCCAATGAAAAAGATGCTGTGGCGGTTGGCCAAGCGGTATTCGTTAATAAAGCGCCCGCCTACCCAGCCCATTAACAAACCGATCAAAAATTCCATTCCAGAGGTTATCCGACTAGCGGGCGAGCTTCATGCTGCGGGGCGACTTGAAGAGGCGCTGCTTCTCTCGACCGAGGCCGTACACCGCTCGCCAAAAAGCGGAAGCGCACTGCGCGTTCACGCGAGAATATTAATCGACATGGGCCGCCTCAACGAGGTGCCCGGGCTCTCCCGCGCCGAAGCTAAGGCGCTGGTCAAGATAGCGGCTAACGCTAAAATGACCTTAATAGCGGAAGCGAAAGAGCTTGCCGCAGCGTGGCGGCTCGGCGATGCTCTCGCAAAAGTCAACGCATCACTATCGATTGCCCCGTCGCAAGCGGCTTATCGGCTCCGTGCTACGATCCTTGCCCAAATGGGAGACAAAGTGCGGGCGGTTGAAGCGAACCGGGAACTGCTCGCTCTCAATCCTCTCGACATTGCTGGATATCGCCAGCTTAGGGCTCTCGGCGAGGAGCTCCCTCCGGTTTCGATGGAAATCGCGCTTGAGGCCGTGAACTGCATGGGCGGCACTTCAACGGCGTACCTGCGCGCTGCGGAGTGTTTATATTTCTTTGGGATATTCGACGCCGTTTTGCAGGTTTGCGAAATGGGCCTCGCAGTTGCCGAAGCCGAGAAGGAGGGCGAGCGGCGAGCAAAGACGCTTTACAACCTGCTACTGCACAAAGGGTACGCGCTTGAGGCCATGCACCGCCATGAGCAGGCTCTCAGTCTCTATCAGGCCATGTCCTCGGGCACCTTTGAAGAGCGCAGCGTTGTTCCCATCGCCAGATGTCTTCTGGAGTTGGGGCAGCCGGAGAAGGGCGAGGCGATATTGCGACGGGCGTATGTTGGCGGACCGGACCCGCAGCCATTTTCCCCGCTGACCATGGACCTTCTGCAGGCCAAGGGAGATATCCGCGAAGCTTATGCGCTCTACAGGAAGCGTCCTATCAGCTTGGCGTTGGCGAAGACGTTCAAAGCCGAGAAGCACCCGCTGGACCTTTACATCCTGTCAGAAGAATATCGGAACAAGAAGGCCCTGATATTGGCGGAGGGCGGTCCGGCTGACGAACTGCGGATGTGCTCGGTTTATGGGGAACTCGCCTCATGTTTCGACCATCTCACCATCACCTGCGAGCCGCGCCTGCAAAGCATCATGGAGAGGAATTTCCCTGATATAACTTTTCTCCCAACCGCACGGCACAGGCGCGAGATCGTCAAAGACATGAGCGACCGGAGCACGCTGACCGATGCGAGGCTGTTCCAACTCGTATCGGACCAAGTGATCATCGCGGCGAAAGACGCCAACCTCGTTTGCTCTCTGCTCGACACACTGGCTGATCTTCGTCCTGACCGAGAGGCGTTCCGGAGGACGAAGCGCGCGCCGCTGAAGCCGGACCCAGCGTTGAAGAAGCATTGGAAGGCCAGGACCAAAGTCGGCGGGAGGCCTAGTGTCGGTCTCTCCTGGCGTAGCATGCTGCAATCGGTTGCCCGCGACCGCCATTATTTGACGGTGAACGACCTCGCGCCGCTTGCTGACGTGGACGCCGATTTCTGGCTTTTCCAGCCCGGCGCCACACAGGAAGAGATCGAACACCTCCGCTCGTTTCTCACTCTCCACATCCCCGAAGACCTAGACCTAGTGAACGACATGGAGGGCCAGCTCGCCCTGGCTGCGAACCTGGACTACGTGATCTCCCCATTTGCCACAGCCGGTGAGCTAGCCGGCGCAGTCGGAACACCGACGTTTCTGGTCTCGACCTCAATATCCACTACATGGCGCCGAAACCCGGATGGATCGGACATTTGGCACGCCAAGACACAAATCGTCTGGGGTAATCCCATTCACGACCGGGTGAGCGCGATGCAGGTGGTCGCAGATCAGCTTAAAGTAACACCGGCAAGCCGAGGGAAAAAACGAATACCAACGTCGCACCCCGCTCAAGAAGCCGCGATATAGCTGAACGCAAGGATCAGCGTTCCGGACGCAACCACGTTGAAGTTGGTGGCCGCGCCGCCGCTCGCAATCGTGGACAATGCCATCTGCGATGTTGTGCCGATCCGGCCCTGCAGCTTGTTCAAATGCGTGATGTTTTCATACCAGACCTCGATCGCGCCTAGTGCGTCTGCAGACGCCAAGAAGGGCGGAAGGCTGATCCGTATCCCACCTGTTCCCGTGTGAGCCGACCAGGTGAGTTCGACGTGGCCTTTGACCAGCCGGCCGGTCTTTACCCACGAGCCTTTCTGCACCGAGTATGTCCCGACCCCCGCCGAAGTCGCGCCCGACAGCACAGGCACATAATCGGCGAACGCCACGCCGTCCTTGTACACGATCTTCGAGGCATCGCTGATAACCGGAGTCGTGACCGGCCGAAGAAGATGGATCGCACCATTGAGTGTTGGTGAGTTCAGGAAGCGAATATCGCTGGCGCCACCATTGAGAACCCCAAAACGCTTGAAATCATGCAGCGTGATGTTGTCAATCGTGCCCCCATCGAACAGGAAGCCATGGCGAGCACCAGCATCCATATCGCACTTGATCGTTGCCCAGGACGTCAGGCGGGTATAACCATCCTGACGGACAGGAGCGACGTCACCGACGTTGAGGTGACCCTTGACGGTCAGATCGCAGTTGCCCGCGTCGATGCCATAGTTGTGTCGCTCCAAAAGCGGATTGAGTTGGTCAAGCATCCCGTCGACTGTTAGCTGCACCGGCAGATCAGCCGAGACGCCACGAACGTCGATCACCGCTTCGTTTACGGGCATTGTCGTGGGGAGGATATTGACCAGCGCCGATCCGCCCTTGTTGTCGGTGATCGTCTCGTTATCGGCAAACGTTCCCGAAGGCGGGCGAAGCAGGAGAACGCCAGTCGTGCCGTTGTCGTAGACATGCAAGATTGTTGCCGTCGCAGCTGACGTTCCGCCAGTCAGCGTCGCGCCGACCGTGAAGGCCGCTGTCTGCGCATCGTAGGCGATACGAACGCCCGAGCCGCGCGAGATCACCCGTTTGACCTCGCAGGAAAGCTCGCTGTCCTGCGCGTTATTGAGCCAAGGCTCGAACCATGCCCGACGGCCGGAGCCCAAGGCCGCTTCGAAGCGGATCGCGTTCGTTACATTCTCTTCGTCCACGCCGTCGATAGAGACGTTGGAGCCCGACGTACGGATGCCGACACCGAAGATGTTCCGCAATGTTATGTCGATGACCTTCGCGCCCTCGAAGCGGAAGTTTCCTGCCTCGTTGAAGTCCAAACCATTACTGTCGTAGACGCCGTCGATCAGCAGTTTGGTGAACGTTCCGCCGTGGTGGACGATGTTCGTAGCCGACTTGATGTGATCGACGAACTGTGCACCCAGCATGAAGGATGCTGGCGAACAGTTGAAAGCGTTGAAGCTGGAATTTGAGAACAGCGCGAGCGGGTTGGAGCTGCGGCGCTTGGAGAAATACGTTCCGATGATCTGATAAACAATCGACGCGTCGTGCGACTGGACTTGTAGCGCCTCGCCCCAGTGCGACCAGATTTTACCGCCGAACACCTGGAACAGCCGAGCGCCGTCGATGATCACCTCAGCCGGCTTTGCTTCCAGCAGCCGACGCACATCTGCGCCTGAGTACCGATTGCCGCCGTTCTTGATCTCAAGGTCATTGAAGATGATCTTGTCGCCGCCAAGGAACTCGATCAGCGGTTCGCCGCTACCTGACGAAGATGTGCCATTGTCCTGCCCGTCGATCATGCCGTTGCTGACCGTGACATTCAGGCCAGCCTTGCCGCCTGTCAGTGTCGCGCCGGATACCGATGCGCCGGTTGAGGTTTCGGCCAGTGCAATTGTGTTGCCGTCAGCCCCTTCTTTCAGCGCCGTGACGATGACCTGATCGCCGACCTGCCTTGCCCGTGCCTTGGGGTTCACTCGCGCCGTCGAGAACAGCAGATTCCGGGAAATGCCGTGCGAGATCGCAGTGATGCCGCTCGTGCTGGTCAAGGTTTCGCCGTTAGAGGTGTTCACCGTCATATCGAGGACGAACATGATGCCGTCGGTAGAGCTGCCGCTTTCGTAGAAGACGGCTTCAATTCGGCTGACCGAACCAGAAGTTCCGCCGGTGATGTCCTCACCCTCGACGAACGCTCCCGACGCCCCAGTGAAGCTGATGAGCTTGAACCTGCCTTCGCCGTTTATGGCCGCAGCCAAAGCAAAGGCCGTAGCCTCTTTCGAGATTTCCGCGTTCTCACCCCGCCAGAACTCATTGAGCGCGGCAGGGTCGCCAGCGGTGGTGAGCGTGTAGGTAGTGTCACCAACGGTGAAAGTGTTCGTGTTCGTGGCGCCGCCCGTAAAGGTGAACGAGCCTGTAGCGTAGCCGCCACGCGTGCGGAAAATATTAGCAACGTTGTTCGGTACATCCGCTCCCTTGAACTCTCCGACGATCGCTCCGCCGCCGAGGTCGACGTGGATGCTGTCTGTCATATAGTCGTCGAGATAGATCCGCTTGAGCATGAACCGCTTCGATGCATCGCGGTTGACGAGCCTTCTGATCCCCTTCGCCTCTGCGGCTATCAGGCACCGCACGAAGGCTGCGGTATCATCCGTGCCGTCCCCGAGGCACCCGCCAGAGCGGATGTCGATCTCGCCCCCCGCGAACTCGAACCATGTGCCTACACTGTCCTGGAACTTCAGGCCATGGCTCGGCTCACTTCCCACTTTGGTGTAGAGCGCCGGCGCAAGCAGGGTGCCGTTCGCGAAGCGGTTGACTATGACCTGATCGAATCCGGAGAGATCAAGCGTCGCGCCACTGGTGCACGAGTTTATTCGGGGCGCGGATAGCGAGGCAGCAAGCGTGGTGAGGTTTGCCGAGGTGTTTTGCTTGGCGTCGAGCGCCGCTTTGGTCAGGCGGAGATCCACGCGCGCGCCTGCGCCAAGCGCCAGCGGGGAGGTGCCCTCCTGGCCCCTAGACACGTTGATGACAGATCCAGCGCGCGACGTGGCGCGCATGATTTCCATGGAGCCATCGCCGTCGACTACCGTCAGCGGAAACCACTCGTCGGCGCCTGGCGTCGGGAATAGGGCAGCATCGGCCGCATCCACCGTAAGCGATGTTGCGTCGTCTGCGATCGCGCCGGCAAGCGTCGAGGTGGCGTTATTGGCGACGAGCAAGCCCATTTAGTGGCAATCCCTGATGCGAAGGCGGAAACAGACTTCCTTGGTCAAGCCAAGTTCGGTCACGGCGGTTACGGTGATGGTGGCCTCGTCGAGATCGGCGCCGCCGGAGATCCAGACCTTGGCGATGGTGAGCGACACCTCAACCTCGTCGACAACGGCGGTGCTGCCGGCGACCGTTGCGGTAGCCGACAGCAGGCTGTCGCCGTCGCCGAGCCAGCGGTGGAAACGGATGTCGTAGGGCATCACGTCGCTGGGGGTTTTCGTGTACGTCCCGAGCATCAGAAAACCTCGTTGGCTGGGGTGCGCACGGTGGAAACGGGCTCGGGGCCGACGATCATGGCCGGCTGCGCCTCAACGACCATTTCGCGGGGCTCGCGCTCGAGGGTCATGAACTGCGCCGACTCGCGCAGGAAGCGGAGGACCAGACCGAGTTCCATGTCGAAGGAGATGCTGGGGGGGG